CCAGACAACAAAGCCTTTCCTGTTCAAATCCCGAACGGAGAAGGTTTTTGTGGTCTTCCTTATTACTATGTTGCTACGAGTGGAATTTGTGGTTTTCACGTGGCAGGTTTTTCAAATAGGACAACGTCCGCGTTGGCTCCTTTAACCTCCATAGAAATCCAAAAGTTCCTCACGAAGCATCGTGTGTTCCCCGATTCCTTGTGTAATGGTGCTGATGCTGAGTTGAGTTCTGAAGGAGTTTCAGTTACCAACATTAAGCATCGTCACCTCAATTTGAAGTCTAAGTTGACTCCCCATGTTTTGATTTCAGTGGACAAGAATAGTCCTGGCCAGGACTATAAGCCCCCTGATTTCAAACGTTGGCGAGAAAGTTTAGACAAGATTCGATCTGCGTTGGATTATAACGCGAAACAGACCCCTTCGCGTTTAAATCCTTCGCTGTTACACTCCTTGTGTGACGAAGTGGCTCAAGATGCAGAAGTCTTCTTGTCGGATCGTGATGCTTTGCCCGATTGGGACGTTGTCACGACCGCACAAGGAACACTTCTGAAACCGATGCCGCGCGACACAAGCGCCGGACCTTTACTTAAAGGGATCAAGAATTATTACTGTAGCAGCACGGATGAAGACCCCCGTCTTTCACCCGTTATGAAACAGTATATGAATGATCTTGAAGTAGAGGTTCGAGAAGGAAAAGTGCCTGATACTCTTGTGGAGTGGGTTGTTAAAGATGAGGCTTTACCTCCTGGTAAGAAGCCCCGACTTTTCAGTCCACAATGTATGTCGATTTACTTGTTGCTACGGAAGTATTTCTTCCGGTTTGCTGAGTTTACGACTACATGCCGCAAATATGGTATTTGGTTTGGTGATCCTACCCACATTCCTGATTTCCTCAAGGTTCAGAGTGAAGAAGGCGATGTTCGTTTCGCTAATCTTGCTGACAGTCCGACCATTGGTAGTGACACTGTTAGCAAAGACTTCTCACATTCACGTGCAAGCTTCTTGGATTTCATGGCCATAGTTTTCGCTTTCTATGGTAATGAAAATCCTTGTATTTCTGTACGAGATGATGTGCCTTTGTTGAATCTTGACAACACTGTTCGGTATGTGTTGGCTGAGATAGCTGCGACTTGCCCAGCGGTGGTTGATGATTTGATGTTGATACCAG